GTTTAATTTATTATAATATAATATAATATTATATTATGACTGAAGATTTAAATCAATTCACACTTAATTGTTTAATAAGCAAAGACCAGCTTCAAAAACTAAATAAAAAAACAGAGAAAAATACCGATGAAAAAAATAAGGAAATGCAAGAATATTCTGAAAGAATTAAAATGCTATTTGATGATTTGTTAGTTTGTCGACCTCCTGAAGATCTATTAATTGAAGTTCAATCCGCGTTCCAACATTTTATACGTAAATCAATATACTATTTAAAATTACACGACGAAACAGAAAAAATAGAAAGAGAGAGAAATAATGACGTTGATATACATGACGACATTGATTATGATAAAGATAATATTGAGTATGACGACACCAACACTTATAAAAAAGATAAAACATATATAAATAAATCTTTATATTGCTCAAATCTACAAACTAACATAGAACAAAAGAAAACAAAAAAAGACATTTTAGACATATTTACTCAATGTTATGAAAATAGAGATGATGATTCTGATAATGAAATAATATAATATATATAATATATGCAATCATTATTCAAAACAAATTCTGTTATTGAACTAAGTTGGATTATTTCCAAATAGAACATTGCTAGCTAATTTGTCTCACGGTTCAATTATTGCCGATAATGATGCCCGCATAAAACCAAACTATTTATAACAGGTTGTATTGTATCACTTAAGTAAATATCGTCGTTATAAAAAAATAGAAAATAAAATATATACATATTATATGAGAAAACTAACTACTAGAAAAAGACACAAACAAATTAAAAAAAAACACAAATTAAAAAAAAACAAAACAATAAAAAAACCATTTGTTAAATTAAGTTGTAGTCCAGAAAACAACAAAAAAGAATACACTTGTTATTCTGACGAAGACTTATATAAACTAAGAGATATGTGGAATCAACGTCATCCAGATAGACAAATTCAAACAGAAAATACAAAACTAATTTGGAACCAATTAAAAACATATTACGCAACGACTTGTAATAAAGAATCATGTTGGGTTAGACAAATGACTAAAAATACAAAACTAGAAAAAGAATTATTAGATGCTTTTGCACCTGAATCTCCTGAAGATTGGAAAAAAAATCCAAATGAATGGCTATCTAGCATTGATATATTAAAAGTTATGAATCAATACGAAAAAAAATATAAATGTTTCGACTTTTTAGGTCCTTCACCTATAGATTATGACACACATAAATTATATGGTGATTGTGTATGGGATGAATTATGTCATTTTAATTTATATGAACATATTAAAAAAGGACATACAAAAATTGGAATAATATTTAATTTAGATCCACATTACAAAGGTGGAAGTCACTGGGTATCTTTATTTATCAATATTAAAAACAAAACTATATTCTTTTTTGATAGTGCTGGAGAAAAAGTTCCATCTCAAATCAAAAAATTTGCAGATACAGTTATAAAACAAGGCAAAGAATTATCTACACCCATTTATTTTAAATTTGATCAAAATTATCCAGTAGAGCATCAATATGGAAATACAGAATGTGGGGTGTATTCTATATTTTTTATAATTCATATGCTTGAAGATAAAATCACAGGACATTATTTAAAAACACATATATTAAAGGATAAATATATAGAACAATTTAGAAAAATTTATTTCAATGAAAATGGAAATGTATAAATCAATATGTAAAATATATACATAAAATTTAAAAATTTATGTATATAAATGTCTAATTTAGCACAATTTACAAATAAAGAAAATTTACAATTGTTATGGGAAGTTTTACTAGACGAATTAAATATGAATACAACTAACAAAAAATTATTATCAAATATTGAAATCGTTTTTGAAAGCAATATTAAACTGTTTTCATTACGTGCAACCCCTACATCACCAATTATAGAACTTAATAAACAATTTTTATCTCAAGTCGTATTGGCGGTTAATCGCTTATTTCCAAATCAAACACAACAAAATATGAAAAGAATAACTATATCAGATGAAGAATTTGAATCAAGTCATGAACCTTATAAAATAGAAGATATCCACTCATCACGACAAATTGAGTTTGAAAAAGAAGTTGAACGTAAACGAATGGAATTAGAAAATTATATGACACCTCAAAAACCTAGAGAATTAGATTTTTCAGATATATATTCAGATGGTAAAATAAAAACTATGGATTCTCTTATTGCTGATAAAATGGCACAACGAAATCTTGAAATTGAAGAATTTCAACATAATAATTATAATACAAATGTAAATTCTGAAAATTGGTTTACATCAAAGGAAACATCGGTTAAAAATGAAAAAAATATACTAACAAATCCTGTAAATACAAAATTAAAACATATATCTTTTGATACCGATAATAATGTAATAATGACAATTGATGAACCTAAAAAAAAAGTATCATGGGATGATACTGAATCAATTAGTAATATTTTTAACAAACTAAAGAAACAAGTAGACACTAACAATATGCCTGAAAATAAAACAACGCAATATATAGAACAGAAATCAATAAAATTACCAGAAGTAAACAGAGCAGAACAAATAAATTTTACTATTAATCCAAATATTTCAAACGAGCCAGTAATACCAAAGACTGAAATAATTAAACAATTGAATGATATGAATAAAAAGATTGACACATTATATGAAATGATCAATAAACTAACAAGTTTGATAGAAATACAAATAAAAGAAGTCCAGTCTTCATAATATTATATTTTTTCTTTCACAATTTCATATTCTCCTTTATTATTTTTGGTTAATTTTCCTATTAAAATAGGTCTAATTCCAGGCGTTTGTTTGGCTTGAATTACACTATCATAATCGTATACTTGTTTAGTATCCATCCTTAACATATATCGTTTACCAGTAGGTTTATATGTAAATGGTCTAGCTTCCCAATCTATTTTTTCTACATTTAATGCAGCAACAGTATCATTTTCATCTTGAATGTAATTTGGATTATATGAAAAGTCATTTACAGTTGGTTGACCAAACGACAAACATACCAAACCTTCTTTTGTATTTGATTTTGTATGAGTTGCACAATCAATTGATGCCTCTTTTACAGCCTTTAATATTTGAGTTGTTAGTTGTTCTTTTATTGTAGATATCTCAAACAATTTTTGGTCAGATGTTTGCGGAAGATATGGCGAATTTTTTGAAAGATCTTTTAATTTTAATTCTATAGCAAAATCACTATCTAATTGAGTCTGTGTAAATGTCATTATATACATAAATACCTCAACTGTTTGCAATTCTTTCGGCAACCCTTGATGGGAACAAATACGCCTAGCACGACCAATTACTTGTTCTACACGAACAGGATGCCAATAAGGTTCCATAATATGGACATATCTTGTATTTCTTAAATTAATACCCTCAGAACCAGCAGAAGTAATCATAAGCACTTTAATTATTTCACCCATATTATTATTACTACTTTTTGCTCTTAATTGGGTTGCTATATTATTTGGAATATAATCCCACATACCATTATAAATATTACGAATAATTTCACGTTCTTCAGCATCTTCTGTTCCAGTATACAACGCATAACATGGTTTACCCATATCTTCTTCACTCATATTTATTTCCCACCCATCAACACTAGTACGTTTAATTTTAAACTTAGCAAACCCATTTGCCTCTAACACTAGACAAAAAATACCAATTCCTTCCATTGATCTAAATTGACTGTAAATTAAATGCAAACCTTGATGTTCTGGTTCTTCAATATTTTCTAACATGGCTAAAAATTTTGGACTATAAGTTTGTAAACCTTCTGGCGACAAAAATTCACGCTCATGAATTTTTAAATATTTCATAGATGATTTTATTGCTTCTTTATATTCAAATGAACCCATTTGCTCTAAAATTTCATCTCCTTCTAATTCTTCAGCTTCTCTTAATATTGCGTCCTCATCTTTATAATCTTCCAATTGAACAATATTATCACCATTATTATCAATAAATTCTTCTACTATGTTTTCAATTTGTTCATCACCTCCTGCTCCACCTGTTAATTCATCATCATCCAAATCTTCATCCTCTTCTGAATCATATACTGAATCTTCATTATCACCTCCTTTTTTTGCTGCCTTTTTTTCAGCTTTTTCTCTTTCCTTAGCAGCCTTTGCTTCTTCTTTTGCTCGTTCTTTTTCAGCTTTTTCTCTTTCCTTAGCTGCCTTTGCTTCTTCTTTTTCTCTTTCCTTAGCGGCCTTTGCTTCTTCTTTGGCTCGTTCTTTTTCAGCTTTTTCTCTGGCCTTTTCTTCTTTGACTCGTTCTTTTTCAGCTTTTTCTCTTGCCTTTTCTTCTTTGGCTCGTTCTTTTTCAGCTTTTTCTCTTGCCTTTTCTTCTTTGGTTCGTTCTTTTTCAGCCTTTTCTCTGGCCTTTTCTTTTGCTTTTTCTACATTGTTAGTTGTGGTGTCGAATAAATTGCCATGTCCATAGTTTTCGAAAAATAGTTTTATAGATTCTCTATAATTATTATTAAAATATTCATTTAAGTATTGTTCTACTACATCTTTTATTAGTTCTTTATTTATATCCCATTTTTCATCAGGAATTGCAACTTTTAGTTCATCAAGTTTTTCAGAAATATCATTGTCATATTCATCATTATCTTTAAAATATTTTTCTTTCATTAATGTAAATAAATCTGCCTTTTTTCTTTCACCAATCATTCTATATTGTGCTGGATTGGGGCGTCCGGGTGGTGTTGGCATAACAAAATTGCATGCTAGACGTGAAAAAATGCGATAAGTAGAACTTGGCTCTTTAAATATGCCATTAGCATCAACTGTTCCTCCTGATTTTTTACTTGGTTTTTCACTTTTTCTTTCTTCATGTCTATATTCTTCATATTTTTTAAACTGATAATCACTCATTGGAATGTATACTTCATGTCTGTCAAAATTGCGGTCATATTTTGGTAACAATTCTTCTTGTGCTGATCTAAAATATGACGTTAATCCTATTATTCTACGCTTAAATTTATCAACATTTGAAACATTTCCAGTATCCTTATTAATAAATATATTTATAAACTCTTCTAATGTATCCGGTAAAGCGGTATTAACTGTGTAATTTGTTCCGTTAGCAACCGCTGTAATGTCATTTTTTTTCAATAGTTTTACAATGCGTTGAACAAAGTCTACATCAGAAATTTGCCCTCTCTCATCATATTTAATATTCCCATTGGGTTCACGCTCAATTTCTCCTTTTTCGTTTCTTTTTTCTTTTTTTTCATTTGTAACACCTTTATACCCGAATGATGTTGTTATTTTATTTTCAAAACCATAAGGATTGCGAGTAACTGTTAATATTTTAGAACTAGGGGTATAATCAATATAATCTAATACTTTTTCTTTTGCAAAAATATCATGCAAAATATCTTTCGATATTTTTTTATTACCTTCGGCATTTAATGTAAAACTCCAAGTTTTTATATATCCTCTTAAAATATTAAATAATATGCCTATTTCATTTGGATAATTAATTAACGGCGTTCCAGTTAACAACACAATTCTACAATTATCAGCATTAAGCAAAAATTCATATAATAATAACGCCAATGATTGTGGTAATAACGACCCTGGACCACGCTTCTTATTAGCAAATTTTGTTATCTTGTTTATTTTATTTACTATTCTACTAATTAAATTATGAGCTTCATCAATTATAACAACCGCATTATCAAATATGTTATTTTCAAAATTATTTGTTAGTTGTTTAAATTTATCACGTCTTAAACCATTATAATTTATAAATGTATATTTATTATTTATCATTTCATCTAATTGATCGTTTAATATTTTTTTATCTGTTGCTGATAAATCTTTATAATTAGATGGTTTTGTTATATTCACTAACCAAGCTCCACGATGTCTCCTAATATATTCTCTAGGAAGTCCTAATGCCCCTGATAATGTATCAATATAAATCATATTGTCATCTATTGAAACCCATTCCCAAAACTGATTCTTTCTATATAACAAATCGCCACATTTTTTTATCTCTTCAATATAATTTCGCCTTAAAGAAGCAGGAGTCATAATTATTATTTTTTTTGCACTTTTCATTCCTTCTGCTATAGCAATAGAACTACATGTTTTTCCGGAACCTAACCCGTGATATAATAAAAGACCTTTATATGGTGTATATAAATTAATATAATCTTTAACAATCTTTTGATGTGTCAATAAACCAACTTCTCCAGTGTCTTTACCAATATCTTCACAACTAATACCTTTTGATTCATCCATTAAAATTTCCTTATATGGTTCAAACAATCCATTAATAAAATTAACAAATA